GATGGTGTCTACATCAATGACCATCACAAGACGTTATTGTGCGACCGAATGACTTGCACCACTCCGATGACGTCCATCTTCCGCCACGGCGTGAACAAGGATGACATTGGACCTATCGCCAAGGCCTCCTTTGAAGAAACACCAGAAATGTTCCTCCAGGCGGCGCGCCATGCGGAAATGGACAACATGCGCGGTGTTTCGGCGAACGTCATGTGTGGACAGGAGGGATACTACGGGACGAGTTCATTTGACGTGCTGCTTGACTTGGAGAAAATGAATGGTATGGAAGTATTGGTTCCTGCCGAAGAGGAAGTGGACATGGAGATGATTGCCAACAAATGCGACAGCATCAAAATCCACAACAACATTAGTCATTTGCAGTCTACAGAAACAGCGGAAGTGGACTATCTCATGCCGTTTTAGTTTAAATACAAATAGTTATACTTAACATAGAATGTGGACCAAATTGTGTCAACATGTCGTTCGTTTACGAGATTTAGAGTATACTACAAAGTGCAATGAACTAGGCATTTATGCATCTGCAGGAATGCCTTGTATGATTCTTCAGGGTCTCTGTAAAAATAGACGCAATCACATTGAATTCATGAACAATCCTTTTTTACATCCAGAGATGAAGGTATGGATACAACACTTGTACGGAATCTGTACGCGCCATCATTTGTCTATCCAACGATTCTTTGTACGACTTATCTACCGTCGTAGAAAATCATGCAATGCCTGTGATTTATCGTATACTCCCTTTAGCGAGTATACACCTTCCCTGTGCTTGTCCATCATGGACCATGGAAAAAAGTACACGTTTACGCATAGCGAATTGTACAATATTATTGAAAAATCTCTTACGAATGCAGATGTCTACATGATTGCCAATCCGCTACCCATCAAGAACCCGTATACAGGACTTCATTTCTCCAAAGAACAATTGTATTATTTGTTTTTGAACATGAAACACCTTCCTCTGGTATTTAGACATTTTATCGTCAACAAGTTTGATATTGATGCATTTTTATTAGACAACGAATGCCTCTTGCGACAACATCATATTCGGAAACGCATTCAAGACATTCCTAAAGAATCGTTAAAACAAGAAATGCAGGACATGGTGATTGAAATGTGTTTGTATTTAGCATTTACCCTCAACATTGATACACAAGTCATTACCATTTCTCAAAACGAAAAAGAATGCCGTGAAATGTTAACCCATTATTATAATTATTTGTATTCTTTAAACCCCTATCAACGGCAATGCGAATGTAAAACATTAATAGGCAAACTCAAAAAAATGTACGTTAAACCAATATAATTTTATAGACACATACTATGGGTATTTTATGGATGATTGTATTATTCATTCTCGTTCTTTACGCCATTACATGGATGTTTACCAAAACAAAAACGTTAAGCAATTATAACGTATCCACGGAATCCAAACTGTTTGAGGCGACCGCGTTATCTAGTCCAGATAGCAGCAACTACAGCTACAGTGTATGGGTCTATATTACGGCATGGGACACTACCGCGACCAAGAACATATTCAAGCGTTCGTATACTTCTGGTGACAACACCATTTACTTCCCTCATGTATACTTGGATTCTCAAGACAATAAACTCATGGTCAAGGTATCGGATAGCTCCTCGGCTGGGTATACAGAGTGCAGTGTCATGAACGTCCCAATTCAAACCTGGACCAACATCATTGTATCCATGAACACCAAAGTCGTAGACATTTACGTCAATGGAAAGCTCATCAAGACCTGCATAACAGCAGGTGTTCCCTCGTTCAACAAGGATGGGACGGTAGAGTTAACACCGTCTCCTACCTTTGTTGGATACACCGCCCGTTTCATTTACAATCCTTCCCCTACAGGCCCTGAGGATGCATGGAGCATTTACAAAAGCGGACCTGGTGGAAACATGTTGACCAGCTTCTTGAACCGATACCGATTGAAGTTAAGCTTCTTGAAGGGAAACGAGGAATCTGCTTCCATTACGATTTAAGATTAAACCCTCAAAATAATATGTCGGAGAATCCTATGTTTAAATTACCTATTCAGTATGTAGACCATGACAAGTTGTCTGAAACGGTTTGTCAAGACCTTGAACTTACTCCAGCCCACGGTCTTGAACCTATTTGTCATAAAGTATTTCAGCCCACTACCGAAGAAGCTAAAAAAGTTTCTATAGATTGGATTCAACAGTATACTACGAATACCACCTTTTTAAAAGAGAGTGTACAGTTATTTCAACAATCGTTCTTGCCGGTCAAGACGACACCCTTTTTAGAAAAATGGAAGGATATCAAATCCAATTCCGAGTTCAAGACAAAGTATCACTACATTGAATCTACCTGGTTGTCGGCAATGAATTACTCTTCCACGTTTTTGTTTTGGGTCAGTGTATACTTTATTTCTTCGCCGCTGATTTGTTTGTTAACCCCCATCATCTTGATGTTGATGCCGTTTGCTATGCTTCATGCCAAACAAATGCCGGTTACATGGGATACGTATTATGTGTTTTTCAAAGAATTTGCCATGCATCATTCCATCGGACGTATGTTTTTTAAATTCGGAACATCTACTCCCGACCAGCGAGTTTATCTCGTGTTGGGCGTTGTCTTTTTTGGCATTCAAGTCTATGCCAACATTTACAATTTCTACACGTTTTACACGAACATTCGTCATATCCTGGATGTCTTGCAAGAGACCCAATCCTATCTGAAAAATACCATTGCTTCCATGGAAGAGATGGAGCGTTCCATGGCTCTTTTGACCACGTATACAGGATTTGTTCAAGACATGGTCCATCACAAAACCAAGTTGCAAGCCTTTTTGAACAAACTGCATGTCCACTTTGACCCTCGCAACATTGGTATACTTCGCGCTCACTTTTATGAACTCTATGACAATGAGGTATTGAACGAAAGTTTAGACTATTCCGTAAACTATCATGGATTTTTACAAAACGTTCAGCAAATGAACCTCAACTTAAAAGAGCGAATGAACGTGTGTAAGTTTGGAAGTAAGACATCCTTCAAACGCGCTTATTATCCTATCCCTTCTCCTGTTAAAAATTCTTATTCTATGAAAAATACTATCCTTACAGGTCCAAATGCCTCTGGAAAAACAACGTTCATCAAAACCCTCATGATTAACACCATTCTTTCACAGCAAATAGGATGCGGATTCTACAAATCAGCTACCGTTCATCCTTACGAGACCTTTTTCAGTTACATTAACATTCCGGATACGTCGGGCAGAGACAGTTTGTTTCAGGCAGAAGCGAGGCGATGCAAAGAAATCATTGATTACGTAGCCAGTCAAAAACGAATCTTGTGCATCTTTGACGAACTCTTTTCAGGAACCAATCCGAAAGAAGCGACCGCCAGCACCATTTCTCTGTTGTCGCATTTAGCCGAGTATACTCACTTTACCTTTTTGTTAACGACGCATTTTACGGATGTATGTGAACAGTTGAAGCATCCTACCATTTCCATGTATAAAATGAAAACTGACGTCAGTCCATTGAAATATCACTACAAGATTGAACGCGGTATTTCCTATGTAAGGGGAGGCCATCTTGTCTTGAAACAAATGGGGTTTCCGGAATCCATTTTAACAAACTCGGTCATGTGCGGAGAATTATCAAAATAAAAATATGTTATAAAATCATGTCGTTGGTATGCTTTGTTATCACCATGGTGCTATGGGTAAGTTTATTTTTATATGTACGCCAACGAATCAATGCCTTAGAAGACAAGATTACGTTATTGTCCCAATTGACGACGACCGTAGCCGGAATTACAAGAACTTTAAGCGAACCCCATGAACCAGAGTGTTCTGAGTGTCATGAGACGAACGAATCAGACGAGTCGGATGACGAGTCGGACCAATCTACCAAGTCTGATAAATCTGATACATCAGACGTTCCTCCCTTAGAGGAACTTACTCCCTTGGACGAAGCACCTCTTCATTTAATGATGTCGCATTTCCCTCGCATGAATGAAATGTCTTCTATGGAATTCAAATGTGTCATGATAGGTGAAGGTGGAATGAACATGGTATTTCCTGAACAGGTTCAGTCGGCAAATGCTGTAGAAATTGAAGAGATTCTTGATACAGAACCTCTTCCCGTAGAGTCGGTAGACCTGACAGACCTTGTAGAACATGTGCAACATGTGCAACATGTACAACATGTACAACATGTAGAAGACCTCCCTAAACGTGTGGTTTCGGTAGATGATGTTCACGAGGTAAAAACACTGAATGTGGAGCTGAACTATGATTCTCTTTCGGTAAAAGAATTAAAGGATAAGGTGGCTGAAATGAATGGTCCAAAGCTAAAGACAAAGAAAGAACTCTTGGAATTTCTTAAAAATAAAATGTAGGTATGATACATGAATAACGTGTATCCTAAGCTACCTGCCCGTATGGATGACGGGAGAGCCCTTTCTTTATGGGACCCAACCGCCGTCATCAATGAAAAGATACGCCGTCAAGAAGGTATCAAGACCAATCGTGAATACAGAGAATACTTGCAAAAAAATGGCCTTCACATCATGAAAATCAATCAGAACATGGCCTATCAAAATATAGGCATTTCCATGCCGTATAAAGAGCCTGTTCCATCCATTCAAAGTAATTTACAGGATACCTACGAGTCTTCTCTCCAAAAGTTGGGCAACTTATTCTCTTTTTAATTTGTTTCTCGTATGATACACGAATGTAAATATTGAAAACATTATAAAAATTAATGTTTTCACATTGTATGGACTGTATACATAAGTTATTGAATGATCCTGCAGTCTTAGTAAAACATCATATTACGTCCTTCAATCAGTTCCTAGAGAGGATTCCGTCCATCATCAAACAGCAAAACCCCCTCATCATTTTTAAAAAAATGGTAGGCGACGAATTCAAACATGAATGCAACATGTACGTGGGTGGAAAGCAAGGCAATGAATTCATCATGGGACGTCCGTTTTTTTATGAAAACACCAATAAAAAGGTCATGTATCCCAACGACGCTCGTTTGCGAAACCTAACCTATGCTTTTAGTTTATCGGCCAAACTGACGTTTGTCATTAAAATAGAAGGAATCCAAACGGAAGAATTTACGACCGACTACGTCTTTTTAGGGAATTTTCCCATCATGTTGCAATCCAACATGTGTGTACTTCAAAACATGCCGGACCCGGTAAGGTTCAACATGGGAGAATGTTCTCGTGACCCTGGAGGCTATTTCATTGTAGATGGAAGTGAAAAGGTCATTGTATGTCAAGAGAACCGCGCCAACAATACCATTTGTGTTCTTAAAAAGTTCAATGACAATTTTTATTATCGTGCTGAAATAAAGTCCGAATCGGAGGACGATTCCAAATTGGCACGTATTACCGCCGTTCAAATAGCAACCCGGGAAGACGCTTTGGCTGTCAAAGACAGCGATGGAATTTCCCTTCATGAAATCGTTGTGGATTTGCCCGATGTACGCGTCCCTATCCCTCTCTTTATTGTCATGAGGGCGTTCGGTATACTGTCCGACAAACGCATCATTGACATGTGTCTCTTGGGGGAGTGTTTGCATTTGACAGAGCATTTTCGTGAGAGCATTTACGATGCAGGAAGCGTGTATACTCAAGAGTCTGCTCTTCAATACATTGGGTATTTTACCAAGTATCAAACCGTAGATTATGCCCTTCGTATTTTGGCCGAGTTGACCCTACCTCATATTGGAGAAACCAATTTCATTGACAAGGCCTACTTTTTAGGTCTCATGGTCTACAAGTTGCTCCGTGTAGCGACGCACATTGATGCACCGACAGACCGCGACTCGTTCATGTATAAACGCATCAATACCACGGGGATGTTGCTGACCAATTTGTTCAAAGATTTTTATGCCAAACAACTCAAACATGTCAATTTGACCATGGACCGTACGTACGCCCAAAACATTCAATTGTACGATGACCCCTTGGTATTCTCCCAGTTGTTTAAAATGAATTACGAATCTTTTTTTCAAGAGCGTATTACGGAAGAAGGGTTCATCAAAGCGTTCAAAGGAGACTGGGGAGCGACCGAATACTCCAAACGAGAAGGAGTGTCTCAAAAGTTAAATCGTCTCAGCTATAGTTCGGCCATTACTCATTTGAGAAAATGTGTCATGCAGTTAGACGATAGTGCCAAGGTGGTTGCGCCTCACTTGTTGAATCCGTCTCAATGGGGTGTCTTTGACCCTGTAGATACACCGGATGGAGGCGACATTGGAACTCACAAACATCTTTCCATCTGTGCTCAGATTACCGAAGGATGTTCTAAACAAGTTATCCTAGAGGTATTGACTACGTTGGACATTCCCGTGTATACACTGGAGTATACACCCATGGTCAACCTGGGACTCTTTGTCAAATTGTTCATCAATGGACATTGGATAGGTAGTGTAGATAAACCCAATGATTTAGTACACACGTTGGTACACTATCGTCGACGGGGGAAACTTCCTGCATCGGTCAGCATCAGCTGGAACATTCAACAGAACTCCATTTACATTTATACGGATGCAGGTCGTGTACAGCGCCCTCTCTTTTACGTGGACAAAGGGACGGTTTCCTATGTTCCCAATGACCTAACCTGGGAGGAAATGGTATCCGGTTCCGAACGACGAGCCTGTATACTTGAATACATTGATACGGATGAACTCAATACATCCCATGTTGCTTTCAACAAAGACATGGATTTTAAAAAGACCACGTATACTCATGCAGAGCTTCACGGCTCCACCATGTTTGGGTTCATGGGAAATCATATTATTTTTCCTCAGCATAGTCCCCTTCCCCGAAACTGTTTCTCGTGCAGTCAATCCAAACAGGCTGTCTCCGTCTACAATACAAATTATCAGAATCGGATGGATACGATGGGCGTCGTATTGAACTACGGCCAAATGCCTCTTGTCCACAGCAGTTATTTACCGGCATTCAAGACCCTTCCTTACGGTGTCAATGCCATCGTAGCCATCATGTGTTATACCGGATATAACACGGAAGACGCTATTTTAATCAACAAGGCCTCTTTGGAACGAGGTATGTTCAATACGAGTTATTTCAAAACCTACGAAGAAGAAGAAACAACCTCCATGTCCTCGGACAGTATACTTGCCTTTGAAGGCGGAAACAATACGGATGAATACGGGGTGGTTCGTGTCAATACACAAGTCACTGCGGATACAGTGTTGATGCGTATGGTTCAAAACGGTAGAGTAAAGAACATTTATCCCAATGCCGACCAAGTCGGTCGGGTAGACAAGACGTTTATCAGTGAAGGTGAACCCGGGCGCCGTGTCGCCAAAGTTAGAATTTGTACGGAACGTATACCGAATCTCGGCGACAAATTTGCTTCACGTGCGGGTCAAAAAGGGACCTGTGGACTCATCATCAATGAACAAGACATGCCGTTTACAGATTCCGGTATACGGCCGGACCTCATCATCAATCCACACGCTATGCCCTCTCGTATGACCCTGGGTCAATTGATTGAATGTATCATGGGAAAAATTCATACGGAGAATGGTGGATTTGGAGATTGCACCGTGTTCAACCGAAAAATTACCGAGGAATACCGCTCCGATTTGGTAGAGGTGCTACAATCCATGGGATACCATAGCAGCGGATGTGAACTCTTGTACAATGGAATGACCGGAGACCAATTGGCCAGCGACATTTTTATTGGTCCGACGTATTACATGCGACTGAAACACATGGTCAGCGATAAAATTAATTTCCGACCTCGTGGTCCGAACGCAACCTTGACACGTCAGCCGTTACAAGGCCGTTCCAATGAAGGTGGTCTGCGTATTGGTGAAATGGAACGTGATGGATTGATTGGAAACGGCATGTCCCAATTCGTCAAAGAGTCCATGATGACTCGTGGTGATGGAACGGTCATGATTCACAATTCACGTCGACCGTATCAGATTTATGTAGATGACTCTAGTGGTCTTCTTGCCGCCTACAATGAAGACTCTAAAATTGCTATCAGTCCCAGCATTGACGGAGTTGAATTTGACAATGATACGTTGTCTACCATTCCTAAAACATCCAAAACCTTCAGTCGTGTCAATGTTCCGTATTGTTTCAAATTGTTGATGCAAGAATTAGCAACCATGAACGTTCAAATGCGACTCATTACGTCCTCTCAAATGGACCATTTGGCCACTATGAAAATGGAGGGTATGGTCAAGAAGTTGGCATCGTTGTTCGCCGCGTTGAAGTTAGAAACGTATGCCAAGGTATCCAACTTTTTATACAAGTCTATTGTTCCAAACGGGACATTGGATGTCTCTTTCAAACATACCAATTTACTTCCGACCATCTTTCCCTTTTTGTCGGAACCTCGTGAATTTGAAAAGCTACGGCTGGCCTGTAGAACCATTGTTCCTCAGCCTTACCAAAGCAAATACCACAAGGAACGGTGTTCGTTGCCCATTTATAAACCATCTCCGGATGGACTGGATAGAACTCTCTCGTATTTGTTGAACCGTATGAAGACGGGGATTTTTGTCCGTATACGCAACAACAAAGTGTTTAACTTTAATCCCCTGTACAACGTGGAGTATACCAATGACTTTCATACAAAAATTTCCAAAGAATCCATGGAGGACATGTTCAAGAACTTGAAAAAGGGAAATCCTGGCAAGTTTCGCGATTCTACTAAAGACGCATCGCATTGGCATGCCACCGATTGTTTGATTCGTACGGAAAAGGTGGACAATGCACCCACCGACGCTTACCTCGCAGACATGTACGACATGTTGGTGGAAACGTGTAGTCATAGACAAGTGAATGATTGTATATTTTTCATCACGAGAAAGGACTTTCCTCATTTACGAAACGACTGGAAAGAAGCCTTTACTTCGCTTTATGGCATGGATACTCCTTTGGGGAGTGACTACGAAAACAAGCCATTCATTCCAGTTGTATCGCAGAGTACGACCGTCAACCATGCTGATTTACCTATGCCGACGGGTGATGACTGGAAAACAATTTGCCAGGACCAACTCTTTGCCTCTACCAAGTACAATTATGTAAAAAATACAGCTGAAGTCCAATTCAAAAACGAAAGCACTCCCCGAAAAGATTTGCCTCCTTGGGAAAAACGAAAACCGGTTTTCTTTTGGAGAGGACAAGGAACAGGATGTGGGAATGATGCTACGACCAATCCTCGTATGCACTTGAATGAATTGACGGATACCATTACAAATTTAGATGCTAGAATCATGCGGTATACCGAACGTATACGTGCCCGGTACGAAGACGGGGTTATCCTGTTGGATTACAAACCCACGGTAGACGTCTCCAAGTACAAAGTCCCCATGTCCGAACAGTTGAAGAACAAGTTCATCATCAATGTGGAGGGAAATTCAGCAGCCTATCGGTACGGGTCTTTGTTGGGACTAGGGTTCTGTATACTCAATGTGCAATCCAAGTATACACTTTGGTTTGAGCCCATGATAAAGTGTTACCCAGTTGACCATGTCAACATTGAACAAGCTCACTGTATACAGGTTCAGCATGACTTGTCGGATTTGGAAAAAACCATTCAATGGTGTTTGGCCAACGATACCCTCTGCGAACGCATCAAGAACAATGCCATGGCTTTTTATGATGCTCATTTTACCAAGGAATTCATTTATGATTACATGGCGGACTTATGCAATTCTATTTCCAATCAACTCACGGAACAGACGGATAAATACAAGGAAGTACAAGCATTTGTTCCTAAAAAGACTCTGAAGATGGACAAGTTCAAAGAAACCAACAACGTGTCCCGAACCAACAGTGTCATTGTGGTTCCTTATCGCGATGGAGGCAATCAAAACCGAGCAGAACAATTGACCGCCTTTTTGCGACACTACGAGGATGAAAACGTATTGATTGTAGAACAGACCAACGGTGAAAAGTTCAACCGCGGTATACTCTTGAACATTGGATATGATTACTTAGTGAAACTCTTGCCTCAGGCAACGACCTTTTTATTCCATGATGTGGACATTGTCATGGACAAGGAAATGATTCAAAAATACTATGGATACGATGATAAAATCGTTCACTTGGGAACCATGATGAAAAAGGATAAGTATACAGGCTCTACCAATTTCTTGGGACGCATCTTGAAAATGTCCAAGGAAATGTATCAAAAATTAAACGGATTCCCCAATACGTTTTACGGTTGGGGAGGAGAAGATGATGCTTTTGCAAATCGTATTTACGACGCAGGGGAAACGGTATACCGACCTGCTGAGAAGAATGTAGGGTATGAAATGGAAACCACCAATGATATCTTTTTGAACAAGGACAGCGAAGACCGTGAAAAACACAAGATAGAAGAACTTGTCTCCGACACCCTCATGTGGAAAATCAATGGATTGAATTCGCTTCAGTATACCGTCGTGAGTACTACGACACTCGGTAAAAATGCAGTCAAAATCACGGTTCAAATTTCTCCTCATTCCACCGAGACCAAAGTCAAGGTGCTTGAACCGGTTGCTCCTCCTGCTCCCGAGACAGAGGAATTGGAAGTGTTGGTGGCTCCCGAGGAAGAAGAGGCAAAGAGTGACGTCAAGACCATTCAAGTAGATACGAAATTGCTTGAACCTAAATTGTAAAATCATCGCAAATGTCCAATACATAACGAATGTAATCATGCAGCAATAAATTTCGTTCTTTCCATCGATACGATTGAATAAAGAGGTCGTGATGAAGGGTCAGATAGTTCCGACGTATATACGAACCATGGCACCAATCTACTCTACAGACCGGCTTAGAAAATGCTCTAATGAGCGTAAGTACATCTTCAGGCAGTTCCATATCTTTTTGTAGTATTTTACCAGGTTCAGAATAAACTTGGTAAAATTGACCTAAAGTAAATTATACCGTATACTTACATGGCGGACGAGGGTGTATCCGTAGAAGAAGTCTTCAAATCACGAAATACTCTTTTGGCGATTTTAAAGGAGCGTGGCTACCCGACAGCGGACTACGAGCATTATGACATCTTTCATGTGGCCTCTATGGTAGATACGGACCAGTTGAACATGATGATTACGGGGCCCTACAACAAGGTGTTTGTTCATTATCAGTTAACAACCAAGCTCAGCATGACCAAAGTGGTAAGCTCCTTGTACGATGAGGAGAATGCCCCGTTAACTCCGGAAGACGACCTCATTGTTGTCTACAAAGCCGAACCAAACGATACCCTCCGTGCTGAATTGGACGAGTTATGGAATCGGTCCGGCATTTATGCTACCATTCTGAACATTAAGCGTCTCCAGTTCAACATTCTGCAGCATGTCGCCGTTCCCAAACATAGGGTTCTCCTGGAAAAGGAGCGCGAGGCCTTTGTAGAAAAATACAACATTAAATCCAATCACGACATACCTACCATTAGTAGGTATGACCCGGTAGCAAGTGTTCATTGTATGCGTCCTGGTCAGGTGTGTTGTATTGAACGGAAGAGTAAAACTGCAGGAACAACCTTGTATTACAGAGTCTGTGTCAAGTAATGCTCCAACGTTCGTGCACTACAATCTTGTGTAGCGGAATATTTGGGCATCCAATAATACGAATGTAAATCAACGGAGAACAAGGCATCATACAATGTTTTATAGTAGAACTGTTCTTGAGTACAAGACGGTTGTTCTGCCTGATATTTATCTTGAATGTAGGCAGGAATGGATTCTTGGATGATACTAAACCATGACCGTTGGAGAGAGCTCACTCCATCACTGAACGCTTCTTTTTTTCTCCATAGAATGACTTCAGGAAGCATACCAACAAAGGCATCCCGTAAAAACTTTTTCTCACAGGAGGTAAATCGCAACCTAGCAGGGAGAGACAAATACAGTTCTACAAATTCTCTATCCAAAAAAGGAGTTCTAGATTCCAATCCATGACTGGAAATAGAACGGTCGCTTCTCTGAGCATCAAACAAATGAATGTCGCTGACCAATCTCCGACATTCTTTATCAAATTCCAATTCATTGGGCGCTCGTTTCAAATACAAGTATCCTCCACAGACTTCATCGGCTCCATCGCCATTGAAGATGATTTTCGCGTCACTGTGTTTTCGGATATAATCGCAGACTAAATAATTGCCTACACTAGCTCGGACCGTGGTAGTATCCCGACTTTCAATAGCATAAATGACGTTGGGGATAGCACTTAAAAAATCCTGTTCTGAGACTACAATAGAGGTATGTTTGGACTGCAGATGGTCGGCCATGATTTGGGCATAGCGAAGGTCTTCGGCTCCTTCTAGACCAATGCTATAGGTCTCTAACGGTTCCGTTATACCGAGTTCGCGGCGACATACATTCACCAAATACGCAATGAGACTGCTGTCCAATCCGCCCGATAAAAGGCATGCCATGGGTCGTTCCGTAGATTCTACTCGTTTTTTTACACACTGGTACAAGACCGAGTATACATGGCAAGGAGGAACTGCAATGGATTGAAGTGAGGGTAAACTACAATAAGGGCGCCACGTGGTCTTTCCAGCATGAAGGGTTGTTATGGTTCCCGGACGCACCTGTTCTACCGTGTCCAGGCGAGGCATCATTTTCAGTTCCGAGGCAACATACACCATACGAGAAGTGGTCGTTCCCATGTACAAAGGTCGTACGCCATACGGGTCACGCACCACAAACATCGTTTCTATCCGTTTGTCGTAAAGAACAAACGCAAATTCGGATGCTTGAATGGCATGGACCGTATACTCTATACCAAATTCCATGTAAAGATGAAGAATGATTTCGCAATCCGAATGAGAAAAAGGAATCTTGTCCATGGAGGTAAACAGGTCCCGATGGTTGTAGATTTCTCCGTTGCAAATCAAATAGACGCCATCGGAATGAAACGGCTGGTTGGATACATCATCCAATCCATTGATGGCAAGACGGTGAAACCCTAACCAGACGTGTCCCAAATGAACCGTAGACGTGCTATCAGGTCCACGGTGTTTTCCTCGTTCAAAACATTCAAGAATTTGCGTCTCTGGTATAGTAGGGTTCAATACCGCTACAATACCACACATGATATTTCTTACACGTGTGTATTTTATATACTTTAATATAATATAAAGAAATAGCGCTACATATGCGTATGTCGAAGCAAGTCGGACGTGTGAAGTGGTTTAACAACAAGAC